GACTGAGGAGGCAACTATCCCAGAACAGGGAACGGTTGACATAGCTGTTGCGTCTGTTCTCGCAGGAGCTTCTTATAATGTGACAAGAAATACTGTGACATTGCAGAAACAGCCAAACAAGAATGTTACTTCTGTGACGAATGAGAATCCTATCAGGGGTGGCACAGACGAAGAGGACGATGATACATATCGTGAACGAATTCTTGAAAAACTGCGTTCGGCTGAGGTTTCTTTTGTTGGCTGTGATGCAGATTATGTCCGTTGGGCGAAAGAGGTATCTGGTGTTGGTTCTGCTGTCGTGGAAGCTGAATGGAAAGGACCTGGAACTGTTAAGGTTGTTGTTGCTGATCCGGATGGTTCTGCGGTTGGAGAAGATACTCTAAAAGCAGTTGAAGACTATATTGTATCCCCAAAGGACAGAATGAAGCGTCTGGCTCCGATTGGAGCATCCGTAACGATATCTACAGTGAAGGACATGACTATATCCTACAGTGCAGTGCTTGAACTGGAAAGCAATTACAGTATCGACAATGTAAAGGAAGCATTCCTGACAGCATTAAAGACCTACTACAGGGAAGCTAAGGACAGTGAAGAAATTCGGTATACGGTTGCATCTGCATTGTTGTCTAATACAGCTGGAGTAATTGACTTTTCAGATTTTCGCATAAATGAAAATACGAACAACATATCGGTTGCAGCAGACTATTATCCAATCACAACTGCGACGGAGCTTAATTTTACGGAGGGATAGAGATGCATATAGATAATGTTGATCTGGAACATTTTCCTGCAAATGAGGTTGCTCAGAGGCTCCTGACGTATGTGACGAGAGGATGGTATGATAAGTCGTACGTCGGAAAATGGATTTTTGAGGTCATGGGTTTAGAACTGGATACGGCAATCAAAAGGATTGAAGAAGCGCAAAGTCAGTCATTTCCGGAAACGGCGGCATGGGGAATGTATTTTCATGAACTGACATATGGAATACCGATTGACAGGACAAAAGACATTGATGATCGCCGAAAAGCAGTCGTGAATCGGCGCGATAGGACGTCCAGATCGTCCATTACGCCTTATAGACTGGAAAACATTATACAGACCGTATTTGGGCTTTCTGCGAGCGTCTCGGAGCAGGTTGAGAAGTATATCTTCAATGTAGATTTGCTTATTGGTGCTGACTATCCGATATATTCCGTCGATATTCTGCTGGGATATATCCGCAAAATAAAGCCATCTCATCTGTCAATGCAGGCTCGATATGTTATTGAAGCCGCAATATGCAGTGAGAGGGAAAGAGTTCTATTCCCAGCGTTAGATATAGGAATGCAGCATACCTGGATGGAAGGATATTCTGTGCCGTTAATAGAAGTTAAATGCGAGATAACAGAAAAGCTTCCGGTCGGAATGACTGGGAATGTAATGATCTACAAGAACCTTAATCAGTGGAATGGTGAGTATAAATGGGATGGAACGATAAAATTTGATACAGAAGTAACAACGGAGGAATTGTGATGGAAGGAAAGGTAACAGTAGTAGGAAGGACGAAAATCCTGAGAGCCAGAGCCGGAGAGATCACTCTGCCTAAGATTGTAGGATTTGCGTTTGGAAGTGGCGGCTCGAATGGTTCAACAGTTCTTAGTCCGGGAGAAACATTGAAAAATGAATTTCTTCGAAAAGCGGTAGATGGACATACACTTAAAACCAATGAAAACAAGTGTGAATATTATTGCACATTAAATGGATCTGAAGCCAACGGAAAGAGCATAAGTGAGATCGGATTGTATGACTCTGAAGGAGACATCATCATGATTGCTAATTTTCTTCCAAAAGGTAAAGATTCGAATGTATCAATGAGATTTGAAATTGATGATGTTTTACAGTAAGGAGATGATTATATATGGCGAACGTGGTTATCCCGGAGAATCCGGAGTTCAATGAAGCTTTGAGAATCATCGAGACAAAGGATCTGGTTCATGCGGATGTAGTAAATCCTATGTTTAGGACATTACTGCTTAATACTATATATCTCGAACGACGGGTAGCAAAGATGATCGAACGGATTGACACACTTGCGATTGACAATACCTATGGAGGACCAGAGCTGTCGGCGGATGCAAATATCGTAGATGCAAGCGCGCAGTTCAGCGTTATCAGGAAAACGTCGTCGACAGCATCAGTACAGACACTGTTTCAAAAAGCAATCGATAGTCTCAGAAAAGGACTCTATAGCTTGTTGATTAGAGTGAAAGTGAACTCAAATTCAAATAACGGCGGGCTAATCGAATTAAATGTAACGTCTGGCGGAGCGATATTGGAAACCAGAACTATTACTGCAAATATGTTTGAAAGAGCAGGAGTTTATCAGACGTTTGGACTTAATGTTGAATTGAATGATACGGTTACTATTACTGCGAGATTGCTGAAAAATAGCGCAAATATAACGGTGTCCGTTGATTATGTCATGCTTCAGCCGGCTCAGACAGCAATCACGAGTTTGTAGGCGGTGGCTATATGATATCAGCAGAGAGACTTGTAGAATTGCGGGCAAAAGTAAAAAAAGAAATGGCAAGGAGAAGCTGTGTGGAGCATGGTTCAAGCGCTTCAATGAATAAATTTGCTGCAAATTATGATTATAATGCTGTTCCGGTCACTGGGGGAGACATTACAGATGAACATATACAAAAGGTTATTGATCCGCTGCTTAATGTAGCGGATTTTTTGCAGAATAACAGCCTGCAACAGAGTCATAGTGGAGCAGATGTGATCGTCGATCAGGCGGAGAAATTTGTTGATACCCTTGCAAAAATAGATAAGCAGGCAAGTGATAGTGGGTGCAGAGGACTCTGTACGGGGTTATGTGTAGGTTCTTGCACATCTGGCTGTCAGGGATGCACTGGGTGTACTGGTGGTTGCGATACCACTTGCGCAAAGAGTTGTTCAGATGGCTGTTCTACATCCTGCGGTGGTTGTTCAGATGGCTGTTTTTCTGGATGCACACATACCTGTGGTTCCGGATGTACAACCGGCGCGATGACTACATAATGAGAGGAGGTGATATCTATGGCGTGTTCAAAAGGATGTGGAACGAGTTGTGCAACGAGCTGTAAGTCCACAGCGTCTGGCAACTGCGGCGGATGCGGGACTTCTTGTTCACGAAATTGCAGTACGATATGCTCAGGTACCTGCTCTGGTACTTGTAACAAAACATGCACAAAGCAGTGCAATCATAATTGTTCGGATGAATGCACTGGATGTCAACGGACATGCGCAGATGATTGCGAGGCAGGATGCAAAACGGATTGCCTTCAGACCTGCACAGCGAATTGTTCAGACACTTGCGCAGACTGCACAGGTGGATGTGGAAACAGTTGCTTTGCGACATGCGCTGATGACTGCACAGGTGGATGCAAAGGCGGTTGCAACACGACATGCACAGCGAATTGTATGAACGACTGCAATACCTGGTGCGAAGGCGGATGTTATTCTTCATGCACATGGACTTGCGAAGGATGCAGTAATACTTGCACTGGTACCTGCTCCGGTACCTGTTCCGGTACCTGTTCTGGTACCTGTTCTGGTACTTGTCAGGGTTGTGATAATAAGTGCACAGCTTCCTGCGCTCAGTCTTGTACTGGCTGTAGCGGCTGTTCGGGTTGTGGAAATTCCTGTGGTTCCGGATGCACAGATAGCTGCATGGGAACCTGCAAAAGCAATTGTTCTGGAGGCTGCGGAACCAGCTGCGGAGGATGCTCTACATCCTGTGCATCAAGCTGTCAGAGTGATTGTGGCGGGACCTGCAGGAATCAGTGCTACGGACAGGCGACTACACCGATATATTCATTTAATTAGGAGGAAAAAATGAGAACAGTAATTATTAAAGTAGACAGCAAAGAGGCAGAGTACATCGAAAGACTGGACTACGAAAGGGGATTTACTAAAGATGTCCTGCAGAGAATCATCGAATCACATATGGAAGACCCAGATGTAATCAATAGCCCGGCATTTAAGGCTTATCAGAAACAGGGAGCGGAATTGGATGCACAGTTCAGCATGGCAGTAGCAGAGCTTGAGAAAAAATATATTCCGGAGATTCTTAAACATCACAAGACCAAATGGAATCTTGAGTACAAGACAGGAGAACTGAAAGTAGACATTCTGTGCAATTGTGAAATTGAGGGAATCAAATGAAAAGAACAGAACAATATTCCGAAAGGCTGAGCAGATTATATCCTGAGCTGCACGAACCGGTAGGGACAGAAAAGATTCTGACTCAGACCGTTACATTTCAGGTCACTGATGACTGCAATCTGGCATGCAAGTATTGTTACCAGACACATAAGGGCAAAAAGAAGATGTCGTTTGAAACAGCGAAGAAAATGGTTGATCTTTTACTGTCTGGAAATAAGGGTGTGGGCGATTACATAAATCCTCAAAAAAGCCCTGGGCTTATCATTGATTTTATTGGTGGGGAACCCCTGCTGGAGATTGAATTAATTGACCAGATCTGCAGCTACACGATTAACAGGATGATCGAATTAAACCATCCGTGGCTGACGAGAACGATGTTTTCCATATGTTCGAATGGAGTGTGCTACTTCGAACCGGAAGTACAGAGAGTTTTACAGAAATGGAATCAGCGCCTGTCTTTTTCTGTGACTGTTGACGGAAATAAAGAACTTCACGATTCCTGCCGGGTATTTCCGGATGGGCGGCCATCTTATGATCTGGCAATTTCAGCGGCGAAAGATTGGGTAAACAAAGGTGGATATATGGGTAGCAAGGTTACGATAGCTCCTGCAAATGTGATGCATGTGTACGATGCAATTACGCACATGATCGATCTTGGATATAACGAGATCAATGCAAACTGCGTCTACGAAGAAGGATGGCAGATGATCCATGCAACGGTTTTTTATGACCAGCTGAAGAAGCTTGCAGACTATATCTTGGAACACAATCTTGATATGGAGAATGATTATTACATTTCACTGTTCGAGGAAAATTTCTTTCACCCGAAGCAGCCTGACGACCTGGAAAACTGGTGCGGTGGCAATGGCGTAATGCTTGCTGTTGATCCAGATGGAATTATCTATCCATGTCTGAGATATATGGAAAGCTCTCTGGCGGGGCAGCAGGAACCATATAGTATAGGAGATGTGGATACAGGAATCTGCCAGACGGAATGCGACAGATGCCGCGTAGAATGCTTGAAGAAAATTGACAGGAGAACACAGAGCACAGACGAGTGCTTTAACTGTCCTGTCGCAGAAGGCTGTAGTTGGTGTACTGCATACAACTATCAGGTGTTCGGTACACCGGATGCAAGAGCAACTTATATTTGCGATATGCACAAAGCACGTGCGCTGGGAAATATTTATTTCTGGAATCACTATTATGAGAAAAATAATATCGACAAGCATATGGAGAATCATGTACCGGAAGAATGGGCACTTAACATTATCAGCAAACATGAATGGGATATGCTGTGCAGTTTATAACGATTTTCGATATTAAATAACAAAAAGCGATAATATCGGAAAAATGTGGTAAAAAAGAGAGGTGTTTTAAATGATAAAACAAGAAGTTATCTTTAATGTCAAAAACCTCAAGATTTCAAAAACGGAGAATATTTTCGCAACAGAAGGCATCAAAAATGTGTTTACGGCAGTATTTCAGTTTCATTCTACGGATTGGGATGGGCTGGCAAAAACAGCTGTGTTTGAAAACGCAGAAGGAACGAAAGAGCCAAAGCTGTTAGAAGAAGACAGATGTGATATCCCGGATAGCTTTTTTAAGACTTCCGGGGTTTGCTATGTTTCTGTAATGGCAGGAGACTTCATGGTGACAAATAAAGTTGCCATTATCGTAGTCAATGCCGGCTATACTTCTGGCGATACCGTAGCGGAAGCTAAGAACTACTTTGAACAGATTCTCAGATATTTTGACGCAACAAATATGAATGTCCAGAAATACGGAAAGCTGGCTGAGAGATTCGCTGTCGGATTGGCAGAAGATCCGGAGAGTCTTATGGATAACGCAAAATATTATGCACATCAGGCAGAACAGGCGGTAATGGGAATCCCTGGACAGGTGGAAGATGCGAAGAATGATATCGATGCTTATGTAAAAGAAAAGGAAGCTGATCTGAAAGGCGAGGATGGAAATGTGTGCTTTGTCGAGTTTCGCATTCAGCCTCCTTGTCTTCTTATGCGGAATAATCCAGAAGAAACGGATATAGAGTTTAGACTTAACGGCTCTAAGCTCGAATACAAATGGAGGGATAGAGGTTAATGGCAAATAAAACAACAGGAAGTGGCCAGTGGACTAACATGGGAAATGTTACGACAAACCCCGATGGAAGCTACTCTGACTCTAAAACATACAACTTCTTAGATATGGTTTCATACGAGGGCGGCTCATATGTATGCCTGGAAAACGGGACGATTGGTGTGCGCCCATCTCCTGGCGAAAGTACAGACAGATGGTTCTGTTCTTCAGTACCGGGAGAAGCAACTCCAGATTTCAAAAACTTAGTGACAGAAACTAAAGAAGCGGCCAGGACAGCAAAAGAAAAAGCATCTGAGGCGGAGACAAGTGCAAAGGCTTCAGAAATAAGTGCACAGGCGGCTTCGAACTCAGCCGGAGCAGCAGCAGCTTCGGCCAGAGATGCGGAGAATGCAAAAGATGTTGTTGCCGGATACAAAAATGCGGCTGAAAAGGCTGCATCATCCGCTGCGACATCTGAGAAAAATGTAAATGATAAAATTGCTGGACTGGACAATACGTTTTCTGAAAAGACAACGAGTGCAATAGAAACCATAAACAAAACCGTAGATACAAAAGCGGAGGAGATAAAAAATGAAATAACTGCAACAAAAAATTCTATGGTGGATGCGTCTCAGAAAGCTATAAACGACACAATCGATGCGAGAAAAACTGAGATCAATAATACAGGTGCATCTGAAATTAAAAATGTACAGGCTGAATCAGCAACACAGACGCAGGGGATTAAAAGCGTAGCAGCTGAGCAGCTGGCAGCTATTAATGCAGCTGGTGGCACTTTAGAGAGTGCAATTGAGCGCTACTATGCTATGCGCCGTACTAGAGAAATTTATACGGTAGAAGACCTTGATCCGGATGTTACACAGGCCTGCACGGTAAATCGTTTAGATGCTCTGTCTGGTCTTACCTGCACACCGTCCACAAATACGACAGCTGGAGAAGACCAAATTGGAACTCTCGAAGCATTCCGCCCGATTGAAGTGAACTGGATCCTCGATGATGATGGAAACCAGAAAATTACTGCAATTGAAGGAATGCCGGGATATAAGACGACAGGAAAAGTCAATCGTGGAATCATGAACATGGGACTTTATTACAAAAAAGAGCGAAATGCAGAAGACAATGGCTGGCTGCATCATTGGTCCATGCTTCCTCGAAAAGAAGAAGGATATGTTCCGATGAAAGAATGTGTTCGTTCAGACAATACGGTGCAGGGATGGATGCTCCATCCTAAAGGAGCGGCAGTGGATATTGATGGTGTTCCATATGTAACCAACGGAAAACCCGTCAGAAACAAACCTTCGTATGCAAATTTTGCATATGCACGAAAGCAGGGTCCGGCATACTGCTTTGAAACAGATGTTGATGCCGCATGGGTTCTGGCGTTGACAATGATTAAGTACGGAACAAAGGACCTGCAGGCATATATGAGAGGATGCACAGCTTACACTGCTCAGTACAATGTCGCAGTTGCTGAAGAAAATACAAAGAGAGTAATTCTCACAAAAGATCAGGCGAATTATTTTGTTGTTGGTTCGTCGGTCAGCATTGGAAATCCAGGTTCGAACACTAACTTCGATAGGGGCTATAATTATATGCACAATATCGTTGATAGTGCAAAAATTACAGCTATTGAAAAAGTAGACGATACATATAGCGCTTTAGTTTTGGATGTGTCTGCTTCATTTACAACTGCAACTACTTATAAAGTAAGTACAATGCATTGGGAGACAGGATCCACTGATTCCGTACAAGGCTATGATGGAAGTCCTGTATCCAACACAGATGGAAAGAATATCTGCAAGATTAATGGCATCGAGATTCTTCCAGGTGGATATTCTGTGTCCGGAAACTCTATGCATATTGTTTCAACAGATGCAGATGGCAATACAGTCGATAAGTATTATCGAACCAATAATGCTAAGTTACTGACGACCAATTTAGATACGATCATAAGTACCTATGAAGAAGTGGGTATCTTACCGGAGGCATACGATGCATGGAAGTATGTAAAAGGACAGCTTGTGGACTTTGGTAAAGGGACAATGATTCCGACTGAATGGGGAGGAGGCGATAAGGCTTGGTGGGCTGATGCTTGGTATTGCGGTGGAAAACCTGCGGCTGGAACAAGAACAGGTCGGGAGCTCCTCCGGCGCGGCAGTCTGTACGATGGCGGCCTGGAC